GGAGTCTTCTCTGTTTGAGGAATCTCCACTACCTTACCAAACATCTCTGATGTGGATGCTTGATATATCCTAGTTTCTTTTTCTCTTTCTAATAGTCTTACTGCCTCAAGTATACGAATAGTTCCCAACCCATCTACCTGACCTGTGTACTCAGGCATCTCAAAGGACACTTTTACATGACTTTGAGCACCTAGATTGTATATCTCATCTGGTTTAACTTTTTTAATGACCCTAACCAGGTTGGTGGAGTCAGTTAAGTCTCCATAATGAAGTTTAATCTTCTCATAGATATGATCTATCCTATGGGTGTTGATCAAGGATGCTCTCCTAACTATACCATGAACTTCATAACCCTTTTCAAGTAGAAGTTCTGCAAGATAAGAACCATCTTGACCAGTTATCCCTGTTATTAAAGCAACCTTAGGCATTATTTCTTTGCTCATCAATCCACTCATATGTCTTTCTAATACCATCCTCAAGAGTCATAGTATAGTTCCATCCTAATTTTTTTCTAATCATATCATTATTAGAATTTCTACCTCTAACACCAGTAGGAGCATCCAACTTATAAACTTTTCTTACTATCTTACCTGCAACTTTAGCAGCAGTGTCAACCAACTCATTAATAGATACCATTTCCTCAGAACCAATGTTTACTGGTCCTTTGAAGTCTGATTCCATGAGTCTTCTTGTTGCCTCAATGCATTCATCAATGTACAAGAAGGAACGAGTTTGTAAGCCATCTCCCCACACCTCAATAGATCCACCTGATGACGGGACTGCAGAGACCTTACGACAGATAGCTGCTGGAGCTTTCTCTCTTCCTCCATCCCAAGTTCCTTCTGGTCCAAAGATGTTGTGATACCTAGCAATCCTAACAGGAATGCCATGGTTACGATTGTAAGCCAAGTACAATCTTTCTGAGAATAGTTTTTCCCATCCATATTCTGAATCTGGTGCTGCAGGATATGCTGATTCTTCCCTACAATCAGGGTTATCAGGATCTAATTGATTATATTCTGGATACATGCATGCTGATCCAGAGTAGAATATTTTAGTTTTCCAATCTAACTTAGGTCTATTACATTCACTCCATCCTTCTAAACCATCAAAGGTTTCATTAAGAAGTCTTTGCTGTTCTAATACATTAAGGTTAATAGTGACTGAGTTCTGCATGATCTCAGCATCATTCTCACCAGTAAATACAAATCCTGCACCACCCATATCAGCAGCAAACTGATAGATTTCATGGAAAGGCAAGATTAATCTATAAGGAACTGAGTTATAAAAGTTACCTTGATCTCCTTTGTATTGTATCACTCTACTTACAAAATCAGGATCACGTAAGTCACCCTGAACAAATTCATGAGCCTCTGTTTTTCCATACTCTGGATACTTTAAATCTACACCACGCACCCAATATCCTTCAGACCTTAATCTTTTAACCATGTGACTTCCAATAAAGCCACCTGCACCCAATACTAGTGCAGTCTTTTCATAATGAGACATTTTAATTTATAAAATTAGTTTATTAACCACCAGATTTTTCACTAGCAGATAATTTATCAAAGTTAGCATGAGGTAATTTACGTAAAACTGCTTCAATTATACGTACTCTCTCTGCTAAATCACCATCATCTTCTGTATCATGATGACACTTAGGATGTGCTTCTGCTTCTAATGCTTTTAATCTTTTTTCTACTTCAACATCATATTTTGACATTGCTGCTCCACTTGCAGATACTCCTGCCTTTCCTTTTGCCATAGTGATATAAAAATCTGTTTTTATTTAGTATACTTTTGGATGAGTTGTAACATCTCCATGCATGTCATCCACATTAATATGTGAATCTCCTACAATTTTTACCTTATAAACTATTTGTGATTGTTTCTTAGCAAAACGTAAGTCAATCCATTTTTTAGTCCAATACAGACCAAAAAGACAGATGCAAAATGGTATTGCATCTGCCCATGAAATTTGATTCCAAGCTTCTACTGGGTTCATGATTACTCTAATACCTCTCCTTTAATATAGCATGGAACACCAGCAGGATCAAGCCATTTAGTATATTCAAAATCCTCCATAGCAGTGGTTAACTGCATAGCATTATCACAGAGATACATGTCCTTATATCTTCTGGTATAATTATCCATCTTTTGAATACGATAGTCAGGGTTTCCATTTTCTAGAGTGCCATTTTCAACATAACGATAGGGAAACCTTTCAAGTAGAACAGTCATTTTGCCTCCACAGCAGATAGATCTTCAGATATAACTTCCATTAGTATATCATAATCATCCAAGCTGTCACCAGTAAACTCAATTAAATTATTTCTTTCGTAATATTTTTTTACTTTTTTAAACAATTTAGGATTTTTTACATCAAGAAAAAAATTACCATTAGCAGCTTCACGCAATGTTTGAATATCTTTCTTAAATTTTATAGTCAGAGTCATTTGTCTGATAGTGTACGTTACTAGTATAAGTCACAAGAGTCAAGAAGTCAAGACCCCTGTGACACTTTTCCAATCTGCCTCAAATAACTCTAATCCTTTGTCTGTTAAAATATGATTGTACATACCCTCAAAAACTTTTGGTGGCATGGTAACTATGTCAGCACCATACTGAAATGCTTTAGCAGCATCTCTTACACCTCTTAGTGATGCTGCTAAAACTTGAGTTCTTACCAAATGTTCTTTGTACAAAAGAACAATATCTTTAACAAGACATAACCCACCAAAAGAATTATCATCAACTCTACCTACAAATGGAGAAACATATGTTGCACCAGCTTTTGATGCAAGAATAGCTTGTGCAGGTGAAAATATAAGAGTTACATTAACCTTAATATCAAGATTTGATAGTTCTTTGCATGCTCTCAATCCATCTAGACTGCAAGGGACTTTGACTGTGCAGCAATTTCCAAATGTTCTGAATAATCTTTTTCCCTCTGCAATCATTTCATCAGCATCACCAACAACTTCCATGCTGATATCTTCAATTCCTAAATTTTTTAATTCTTTATATACATCTAAAGGATCTCTTCCACTTTTTCTGATGAGAGTTGGGTTTGTTGTTACTCCATCAATCAGTCCACTACTAAAATGCTTTTCTATAAGTGAAGTATCTGCAGTGTCCAGAAAAATTTTCATTTTAATTTTGATTATTAAAGTCCAAACTTATTATATCACACTCTTCTTCATCTTGCAATTCTATCCACTCCTCAAACTCCTTATATATGGCATCCTTTTGACCTATTGTAACAACTTTTTCCAATCTATCTATGGACCAATCTCTTATATGTTTAACTATTGAGTCTGTGCTATTCAAAGTAGTTTTTTCTAAAATATCTTGAGAGGATGTTGCTGTTGTAAAATGCTGGTGTTCCATCCCCAAGAGATTCTGTGAGGACATTTCTGCTAAAGAGTTGTTTTGTTTCTTCGTAGTTTGTTTTTCCAGCTGTCTTATGTAAAGATAAGATAACTCTGCTAAAATTTTGTCTACCAATCTGTTCAATCTCTTGTTTAAGTTCTGGACAAGACCCATAATATTTTTTCCAATCAGATTCAGATTTTACTTTTCTTTTTTTACCTTTGGGAGTTCTAAACTTCCAAAAGTATTTCCTACCAATGTACTGACGAGCATTAATTGTATTGGTAATACAATAGACAAACCCAAAATTATTGTCAATGTCACTTGACTCAAATACTTTAGAATTGTATATCCAAGGATTCTCATAGTCAATAGGCATACTCATCAAGAACATCCAACGCATTATTTAGAATGCGTTGTGCTGCACCTCTTTGTCTATCATCCCACTCAGGATACCAAGAGTGTTCTTCTAAACCTTTTTTTATTCTTTCAAGTCTTGCAGTCATGTCAATCTTTTTAAGTCTACCATTCATGATTGTAGAAACATTTGCTACATTAGTATTTACGCAAGGTTTGCAAATATTCTATTACATGTTCACGAATTGACATCAATTCATTAAAACATTCTTGGTTATGTGCGCAATTCCTCAATTTAGGGTCTGGTTTATGAACACTCTCTGTAAAAATAGTGAGTGCATCATTCCATTTCTGATCAGAAGTATTCATAATTTAAATCCAGCAAATGCATCTTTTTTGACATCTTGTTTAATACCACCAACCACATATGACTCCACTTCAGTTTCTTGAGGTGCAACTTGCAAACCTTTAGAAGAAATCCAATGTGTTGTCCATGGCAATGGATTATTTTTTGCAGCGATATCATACTGTGGTTTTAATCCTATAGCTTTTATCCTCTTATTAGCAATCCATTCAACATATTGATGTAACAATTTGTCATTTAATCCTATCATGCTGCCATTTTTAAACAAGTAGTCTGCCCACTTTTTCTCTTCATTTACACAATTATCAAACATCCTATATGTCCACTCCTCTTCCTCTTTCATAATTTCTACCATGTCAGGATCATCACCTTTACGCCAATTGTTTAAGATTGATTGGGTGATGACAAGGTGTTGATTCTCATCTCTTGCAATGAGGGATATAATCTTGGCTGACCCTTCCATAAGTTTAAGTTCACCAAATGCAAAACTGCAAGCGAAACTAACATAAAAGCGTATACCTTCAAGGATGTTGACATTTGCTACTGCTCTATAGAGTTTACGTTTCACCTCCTTCATTTCTAAAACAGGTAGATCAGAGTCTAAAGCCTTAGACAAATCTCTCCATAGATTACTTTGACCCCACTGCTGTGCTTCATTAATAAAATCATCATATGATTTAGTTACACTAGCAGCACGTTCTAGAATTTTTGGATCTTTAATTATAGTATCAAATACCTCAGATGCATCTGGATATACATTTTTAATGATGTATGTATAAGATCTACTATGAATCATCTCCATAAAACCCCATACCTCCATGCATGCCTCTAACTCAGGTAAAGAGCAGTAAGGTATAAAAGCCATACCAGGAGCACGCCCTTGTACACTATCAAGCATGATTTGGTATTTAAGGTTGCTGGTATAGATGTGTTTTTGTTCTGGTCTGAGTGTTTGATAGTCTCCACGATCTTTCTGTAATGAAACTTCTTCAGGTCTCCAAAAGTATCCTAATTGTTGAGTTGTTAATTTATCAAAGACAGGATACTTGAAGTTATCATATCTTTGAACACCCAATGGTTTTCCAAAAAACATAAACTGTTTTTTTGTATCAACATCTTCTGTGTTGAATACAGTCATTCCTTTGATTTTAGATGGCACAGGATTCACACTCCTCTTCTTGTACAGAACTTAATTCGTTAATTAAATTTTCCAAAACTGGTTGCTCCTCTTCTATCTCATCAGTTTTCATATCATGAGTGTTTTGATAGTATGATGTCTTCCAACCATATTTGTATGTGGTAAGAAGGTCATTCATCATAGCACTTAGAGGAACTTCATTGTCTGGGTAGTTCTCTGGATTATAGGACCAATTTCCAGAAATTGCTTGATCAAAAAACTTTTGCATCACAGAAACTACATTAATATACCCAGTGTTGTTACATTGATCCCAAAGCAATGTATAATTGTTTTTGAGACTTCCATAAGAAGGAACCACTTGTTTAAGAGGACCTTTCTTAGACTTTTTGATTGATAGATATCCTCTAGGTGGTTCTATGCCATTGGTAGCATTGCTGACCACTGAGGAGGATTCTGAGGGCATCTGAGCAGACAATGTGCTATGCCTCAATCCATGTTTAAGAATAGATTCTCTTAGACCCTCCCAATCATGCACCAGTGGTTGAGAACAAATCTCATCAACATCTTTTTTATATGTGTCTATGGGAAGGATACCGTCAGAATATTTAGTGCGTCCAAAATTTTCACACCATCCTTTCTCTTTTGCAATTTGATTAGATGATTTTAGTAGGAAATATTGAAAAGATTCTGACAATCCATGAACAGCATCCCATGCCTCTTGTGAGTCATATTTAAATCCCAATTTTGCCAAATAATGTGCTAGACCAATAAAACCAACACCAAGAGATCTTCTTGCCTTTGTAGCAATTTCTGCTGCCTTTACAGGATACTCTTGATGATCTATCAATTCCTCCAATCCTCTTACAGATAAATCACATAACTCCTCTAATTCTTTATCTGAATTTACTTTACCTACATTTACTGCAGATAAAATGCATAATGCTATCTCTCCAAGATGATCATCAATATGATTAATTGGATATGTTGGTAGAGTTATCTCTTGACATAGATTACTCATATACACCTTGTCTTTAAATGATGAATGAGTGTTACAATGATCTATATTCATGATATAGATTCTACCAGTTTCTGCTCTTTCCTTTAATAGATCAAGGATGAGTTCCTGTGCTCCAACTGTTTTTCTTGGGATGGACTCATCATTCTCGTACTGGCAGTATAAGTTATCAAAATTAGGGGACCCAAAACTCTCATAAAGGTTAGGAACATTATGAGGGGAAAATAACGAGATTTCTTTATTTTGGATAATACGTTCATAGAATAACTTTGATATTTGAATAGAGTAGTCTAATTTTCTTACTCTGTTGTCTTCTGTTCCTTTGTTGTTTTTG